GATAGCAAAGAGGAAAAACAAATGGACTCTCACTGCTCTTAACTGGATTGGTTTTGAAGATGTTTCGCAAATCATAATTTCCCATATATATAGGAAATGGAATCTTTATGATGACCATAAGCCGTTACTACCTTGGATAAATCGGATCATCTCTAATCAAATAAAAAACTTAATTAGAAACAATTACGGAAATTACACACGGCCATGCTTAAAATGCGTTGCTGCTGTAGGCGAAAATGAATGCAAGATTTACGGTAAGCAAGAAAAGACTTGCCCGCTATACAATAATTGGGTAAAAACCAAAAAGAATGCTTACGATTTGAAAATGACTTTATCTATAGAAGATCATTCTCATGAAATAAATAATCAATCAATAGAACAGTGCGATATTGAAAAGGCTTCAGCTAGTCTTCACGAAAAAATGAAAAAAATTCTTAAACCAATAGAGTGGAAAGTTTATGATTTACTGTATGTTCAGAATAGAACAGAAGAATATATTTGCAAAAATTTGAATTTTAAATACGACAAGAAAGCCAAGACAACTTACAACAAACAACTCCGGAATATTCAAAAAACTATAATTAAAAAAGCTAAAGAATGTTTGTTTAATGGAGAAATAGACATATGAACGAAATAACCCTCTCGCAAGACCAGAAAGACTTAATAATTAACACTTGGAACAGCCGCAAGGACAACCCTCCTAGCTTACAAGAGTTAACTCAGATTATTTTTCCAGATGTTCCTGATATTGATGGGCGCAGTAAGTACGGTAAAGCTGTAAAAAATTTTATAGCCTCAAGAGAAATAAAAATAAAAACTAAGAGCGAGTACACCCCGAAGGACAGAATTGATTTCACTCAAGATCAAAAAGATTACATTACCAATAATGCATCTTCTATGACTCCTGTAGACTTGGCAAGAGATCTTTTTAATAATTATAGTTTAACTAATCTTTCTATTGAGGCCCGAAGCATACAAGAGTACTTAGACACTCTTCCCAAGCAAATTCAATCAAATACATCAGATAGAGAAGACGAGCAGGGCGAATACAAGCCACCCAAAAATTTAGAAAGAGCTATAGTAAGAGTTAATAGGTTCGTCCTTAACGGTCTGGATAAAGATAAGCTGACATTTAAGCAAAAAAAAGATTTAACTTCTCTTATTTCTTATCTGCACACTTTTAGATTCCTCCATCAAATCGGCACCTACTTAACGCAACAAGATAGAGAGCTATTTGAAAGCAGCTTTATAAGATACTCTTACGACAAGGGAGATTTGACTCAAGAAGAAGTTGATCAATACATTATTCTAGCAACAGAAGTTGTAATTTCTGCAAATATTCAACGAACAATACAAACTCTTCAAGAGCAGATCGACATGGAAATGACTTCTGGCAATAGAATCCCAATGCCATTAATAGAAGCAGTAACTTCTGCTCGTACAGAATATAACCAGTGCGTTACTCGCCAGCAAAAGCTTCTTAATGATCTCAAAATTAAGAGAAGCGAAAGGCTTTCTAGTCTTGTTAAAGAAAACGCGTCTATTCTTAACCTTGTCCAAATGTGGAAAGACGAAGACTCAAGAAGAGAAATGATAAAGATGGCAGACATGAGACGAGAAGTCTTAAAAACTGAGATTGGTCGTTTGTCGTCTATGGACGACGTGAAAGCTAGGATTTTTGGTTTAACAGAAGAGGAGGTATTAGATGGTTAAATGTAAAATTTGCAATTTAGAATTTGAAACAGACAAATCTTTTCATGGGCATCTTAAGTCTCACAAATTAAGAATGGTAGAATACTATCAAGCTCATGAGCCAAGGTATGATTTGCTTACTGGAGAATTAATAAACTTCAAAAACAAAGACTACTATTTCTCTAATGACTTTAACAATAAAGTCTCAATGAAAAAGTGGTTGAAAGAGCAAACCGTAGATGCTCAGAAAGATTATTTAAAAAAATTTCTCTCACAAAGAAAAGAAAAACATAAACTAGCTTATGCGCCTACTGAAGTGGAGCTCCGCTCTATTACTAGTCCTCCCGTTCCTTATTATCACAGCCTTTTCTCTGATTATTATCGTCTATGTGATGAGATGGGCTTTAAAAATAAATACGAATACCCAAAAGAAGCTCTGAAATACAAAATTAAAGACGGTTTTAGTATTTATATTGATACCAGAGAGCAAATGCCTTTAGTTATAGATTACCCTACCGAAGTTAAAGGCCTAAAATTCGGAGACTACGCTATTAATGACCCAGAAAACAAATGTTATATAGAAAGAAAATCTATATCTGATTTTATTGGCACAATGAGCGGCGGCTACGAGAGGTTCTGCCGAGAAATAGAACGTTCAGTCGCGGCAGAAGCGAACCTTATAATACTAGTAGAGCGCCCTTTGCAAGAGTGCTTAAGCTTTCAATATCTTAATTACGTATCCAAAAAAATCAAAGTTACTCCAGAGTTTGTTTTCTTCAATGTGAGAGAGTTAATACAAAAGTATTCTAACGTGCAATTCTTATTTGCAGATGGCAGAGAAGAGTCTGTCAGGATAATGAAAAAAATATTTTTTAGTGAAGGAGAATATAAAAAATATGACTTACAATTAATGTACGACTTAAAACTACTGTGATATGTGGCACGAAACAACAAAATATAAAAAGAAAACAGAAAACTACAATGAGGCTTTTAAAAAGCTTCAAGGAGAGTTGGAAGACAAGGAAGCCAAGATAACTCTTTGTAAATTTCTACGTCAAAATTTATATTTTACTACTTATTTGCTAACAGGTATTAAACTAGCGCCTTATCAAGAAATTACTTTGAAAGGAATGTTTAATAGAAATTTTAACATGTGCGTTTGGGGTCGTGGTTGCTCGAAATCTTTTATAGCAAGCGTTTATTGCGTATTGCAGTGTGTCTTTGAGCCTAATACAAAAATTTTAATAGCTGGTCCTACTTTTCGTACAGCAAGAGCTATTTTTAATAATATAGAAAAAATGTCCGAAACAAAAGGCGCAGAATTACTGATGCAAGCTTTCGGCGCTAAAAGCAAAAGAAATGATCTTTACGAATGGGATATAAATGGTGGGTCAATCAGAGCTATTCCTCTAAGCGGCGAAAAGATTCGTGGTTTTCGTGCGAACATTCTTGTGCTTGACGAGTTCTTGCTACTCCCAGAGGAAATTATCAAAAATGTATTGATGCCATTCCTTGTTGCCCCGCAAGACATGACGAGGCGTATTAATATTCGTGAAATGGAAGACTTGCTTATCGCAGAAGGCAAGATGACAGAAGAAGACAGAATGGTTTTCGTAAATAACTCTAAGATGATAGCTTTGTCTTCTGCTAGTTATACATTCGAAAACTTATATAAGACTTATCAAGAGTGGATTACAAAAATTACTTCTCCAGAAAAAGAAGAGTCTAGTTATTTCGTTTCTCAGCTAGGGTATGAGGCTCTACCGCCGGAGATGATAGACAAAACAATTATCGAAGAAGCTCAAGGCGGAGGATCGTCTCACTCTTCATTCCTTAGAGAGTATTGCGCTCAATTTACTGATGGTTCAGATAGTTATTTTAGCGCGAAAAAGATGGAGCTATGCACTCTTAAAGATGAGTATCCTCACACTTTAGTAAAAGGAACTAGTAGCAAGAAGTATATTGTTGGCATAGACCCTAACATGAGCGATAGCCCAAATGCAGACTATTTCGCTATAGCAGTAATGGAGTTAGATGAGGAGACTGGGATTGGAATTCTTGTGCATACTTACGCTGGCCTTGGAAATTTAAATAATCATGTTAAGTATTTTTCTTACATCATGACTTATTTTAATGTCGTTATGATAATGTGCGACAATGCTGGTGCAGATATTTTTATTGATACATGCAACCAGTCGGAGATATTTAAAGCTGCAAAAATAAATATGAAAACTCTTAATTTCAATTCAGAAGCCGAAGGCCAAGATCTCGAAATGGAATTACGAAATGCTAAGTCCCAATATAATTTATCTGATCATAGAATAGCTTTCAATCAAGTCTTTACATCTAACTTTATAAGAAAAGCTAATGAATACTTGCAGGCTTGCATAGATTATAAGAAAGTTCTATTCGCTTCTAGAGTTTGCTCTAATGATAAGTTTTTCGATAATGTTGTTGGGATTAGTCTTCCTAAAGATTTAATATTTACAGGAGATAAAGCTGATTGGAGCAATTTAGATTTCATAGAGAATCAAGACGACTACATCTATCAAACTAAAAAACAATGCGCTCTAGTAGAATACACAACCACTTCTAGAGGAATGCAAAATTTTGATCTACCGCAGCATTTGAAAAGAGGATCTTCAACAACTAGAGCTAGAAAAGATAATTATTCTGCGTTTATGTTGGCAAATTGGGGCGTTAAATACTATAACGAAATAATGAAACAAACTGCAGAAATTAACACATTTACATTTACTCCAGTAATGTTTTAGTGTAACTTTATAATAGCATGGCTAATTTGATTAGAAGAAAGCAGGTAGATCAGCCAGAGTTTTCTGGATTTATTGTGGAGGTGGGAGATGATAATTATTACCCATTGACCTCTAATCCGGAGGGGTACGTTGATGCAGCGGCATTGAGCTCTGCAACAGGAACATTAAATTCTATTATCAACAGCACCTCTGGAAATTTAAATACGAAGATTGACAGCTCTGGTAACGCTGCGGCCGCTTTTTCTAATAGCATAAGTGGAGCCCTTTCGACTCGTCTTACTGACACTGGAAATTATTTATTAGCAGAAATAAATTATTTCAGCGGTTATACTATTTCATTAAGCGGAGCCTTGAATAGCGGTATTGCTTCTGCTAGCGGCAGCGTCAGCACAAAGGTTGACGTAGCAAGTGGATCTTTAAAATCTTATACAGATACAGTTTCTGGGTCGCTTAATAATCAAATTACAACTGGATCTAGTGCCACAAATGTAAATAATATAGCTAGTGGAAATAATTTTAATTTTAGCGGCTCAAAAACTTTTGCATCTCCGATAACCGCGCAAAGAATAAATATTAGTGGATCTACTAACCCAACCACCATCTCTCTTGTTGCCTCTTCTGGAGTTGTATCTATAGTTGGAAACGCTGGCACTTTTGTTAGCTACTTTGAAACGGGGGCCAATGCTTCTTTGTTCGCTGTGACTGACTCTAATGGATTGCCAATGATAGAGTTGTTCGATGACTATACTTTGATTTTAGGGCATTCAAGCAGAACGTCTATTCTTATCAGCGGGTTGTCTGGATACGTGTTGCTGCCGAATTTGCCAACTCAAGCACAAACAGGAAGCCTTCCTTCAGGAGTAGTTTTCAGAAGCGGAAACCATTTAATGATTATATAACATGAGAAAGCCAAAGATCCAAGAAGTCAAACCAATGATGACTGCTTACGCAGCTTCTGCCGAAAACGCGCCCCTAAGGGCTCGCAGAAATATTGCTGGCGACATCGAGAGAACAGATAGATTTTATAATATTGATTATGGTCTAGTGCCATTTAAATATTCTAATAGCATACAGAATAAGAGCAGTCTCAATATCAGAGACGCTGTAATTTTGTGCCAAAAGGCTTATTATAATTTCTCTTCTTTCAGGAATGTTATTGATCTCATGACAGAGTTTTCTTGTAGTAAGATTTATTTTACTGGAGGAAACAAGAAGGCTAGAGATTTTCTAGACGCTTTATTTATAAAAATTAACATTGATAATTTCGTAGACAAGTTCTTCAGAGAGTATTATCGCTCTGGTAACGTTTTTATTTATAGATTTGATTACAAAGTCAATGCTGGAGATGTAGCTAAGATAACTCAAGTATTCGGATCGGATTCTATCTCTGCTGCGGATAAATTAGAGTTGCCATCTAAGTACATGATTCTAAATCCTGCTGACATTCAATATGGTGGTAATATTTCATTTGTTGGTGGCAATTACTATAAGATTCTAACTGATTACGAATTACAAAGACTCCGTAATCCAACCACTGATGAAGATAGAGAAGTATTAAAAAGCTTAAGCCAAAACAATAAACTAAATCTACAAAAGAAAGTCCTTTCTGGTGCTGGAGCCTACATTACAATTCCTTTGGATACAGAGCAAGTGTCTGCTGTATTTTATAAAAAGCAAGATTACGAACCATTCTCTGTTCCTATGGGTTTTCCAGTATTGGAAGACATTAACTGGAAGCAGGAAATGAAAAAAATGGACATGGCGCTCACAAGAACAACTCAACAAGCTGTTCTCTTGATTACCATGGGCTCAGAG